TGTCCAGTTGTAATCCACCAGTTTCTTTATCTCGTTGTTGATAGTGTCCTCAATGTCCTTAGCTTCGGAATCCAATGCTGAAAGGAAGAATTGGGATTGGTCCCTAGAGAGCGAATAACTTCCAACGCTGTTACTACCAAGGTCGGCAAATTGGGCTAGAACTGATTTCAAAATCTCACGGGTGTGGTGTTCGAGCATCGTCTGCGGGTCTCTCAGCCCACTATTCTTCATATCCATCATTTCGATATCCCACCCTACCTTTTTCAAAACATACGCCCTCTCGTGGCCTCTCAGGTTCTCTCCCAGTTTCTCAGCATCATTATAATCATCGTCTGTAAAACCGTCAGGCAAGGTAATGACTGGGATACCAATCCCCAATCGTTCCTGAGCCACAGCGTCAATTTTGTAATATTTATCCCTGAAAAACCAATGCTTGTAGGCCTGTCGTAGAATAGAAGTTCCGAGGTAGTTATCACCCTCTCGGCGATAAGTATGAACCATTAATTTCTCTTTTGGAATTTCAACCTCCACAAAGTCGCCGCCTTTATATGTCCTTTGAACGATACTCTCTAACTCCCCAGTATTATTAACGTTCCATTTCTCGATTGTTTTCGGAAGTCGTGGTGCCCACTTGCGCCAACCAATCTTCCCATCTTCCGTTATCTTGTAAATAATCTCAAACACCATACACCCATATGGGAGTTTCAAAAGAATCTGCCTGAGAGTTTCTTCCCACGGAAGTTGTAGCCCGTTAAATAGGTTATCGTGAACGAAATCTCTAATTTCAATATCTTGGGAATCTTCGGAAGCGGGCTCAATATCCCACTCAGCAGAACGGATAGGAAGCTCACACATCAGGAGAGCGGCTTGGACAGTAGCATCTGACCACCGCATTTTATCAATGGTCGTATAAAGGGTAGAACCCTTCAAATCGGAAACGTATTCGTCTGTGTCTATAACACCTTGAAAGTTAGTGGTTCCAGAAGCACCGATTTCTGGCTTAGTGGATTTTCTTGCGGCAAATTTTCTAGATTTTTTCTCAACTGTCATTATTGCTCCTTAACTAAAACTCCTTATCCATCACTCCCACAGTGATAGGACGTGCCTTTTTTGGTATATCCTCCGCATCAGGTTCAGCCAAAGAGCCTGTTGACAGTCTGTCAATTCCCAACATAGCGTAATTGGTGGCCATAGTCAAGTGGTCGGCACCCAACTTCTTGTAAACCCAGACAACCCTACCATCCGGCTTCTCCTCCTTATCTTTAGCCCAATTACAAAGGTGCCGAATAAACTCATCAACTGCCGAGGATAGTCTTGGTATGATAGCATTCCCAGTAATAAACTTATCTGCCATACTATCAAGCGTATCCATTTTGTTAGCAATAACCCGATACTCTTTCTTCTCACTATCTTTATACCACTTTACAGACTCCTTTTGCGAGGAGCTGTAATAAACCAACCAAACTTTAGCCGGATACATTGCCGAGAGTTTGCGAGCCGTATTCTTGTAGGGCATAGCATCAATCAAGCAAAACCTAACCCCGTAGGCGTCCATAAAATTAGGTACATCCTTTTCCAAGTCGGTCGAAGTCCCGGTATATATCAGCCGTGACTCGCCAGTTTTTTCTTTCATCCAAATAACAATGTGGTTTATATCCCCCTGGTCAATCCCCATAATCGTGTTTCTACCCGATGGTTGAATCTCGTGTTTATTCTGAATACAAGCCAGAAGCAAATCCCTGTTCAATGGTTGGTTCTCACCACCATAGGCCTCCCCCAAGCAGAAGTTGTAGAAATCCTTTACACCAGACAGTTGTTGGGTTGGTCGGATTCTACTGGCTTCCTCCTTCCTCAGAATATCCGTTGCTGAAATCCAAGGTGCCATCATCTGGGTAATGTGGTAACCAGATACCCCCCAGTCCTCATCACCCGTCGCCTCCCACTCTCCCTGACGGCGAGCGTCATCGGTAATCGTAGCCAAGCAATGGACACAAGCATAGCGAGCTTCCTTCGTATTACCCTTGATTGAGTCTGGGTATTTCAAAATCTGTTCCTTTTTGCACTTCGGGCAAGTTATAAACCATTCCTTTCTGTCCGACCTTTCAAAAAGATAATCGATACCATACTTCGGGATAGTCGGCGTAGAGAGTGCTAGAAAGAACTTATGCTTGGAGTGGGACATACGCTCTTTATACATCTCGATAATATCCGGCTTGGAAAAGTCAATCTCATCGTGAACATTGAAATCAGAGTCCACCGCAATCGCCTGTCGTTCCGACCACGCCCCACGAAAATAAATAAATGATTTACCTAACTGTTTCAAACCGACACTATCAACATCTCCACTAATAACACGGGTAAGGTGCGGTGAGGCCTGAATCATTGGGTTTATCCTGGCTCTGGAGAAATCACTAACATCGGAGGCTGTGGGAAAAGTATAGATTACTGAAACGTTGTGGGTATCGGCAAACCACAAAGCTCGAATCATAGCATAGGTGGTAATACCAATCTGCGCTGCCTTCTTGATAACTATATTCTGAGAGGTATCCTTGTAGATACCGATAAGATACTGGTGGTCGAACCAGTCCAACTCATCACCTTTCGGGGTGAAAATGTTATCGTCAGCCCAATGAAGCAGATACTTATTCTTTAGATACTGCTTTACTTCTTGTTTTCGGTTTTCTCCTGAGTTCTTTTTCAAAGGCATTATTCACCGCCTTTTCCAGGGCTTCGGACAACCCCTCGGCACTCACATCCATTTCCCCCTTTATCTGCATCTGCTTGGGATAGAGTTCCCGCTCCGCCTTTAATCCTTCGGCCACCATCGCCAGTAAAGTTCTTGTATCAACTCTAAACTTCGGGTCTTCTTCCGCAAGTTCCATCGCAGTCCTCAAATGTCTCAAACCCCCCGCCTGTAGAAAACGTGCAATCTTGGAGTGCCTGATAAGTAAATCTTTTACGGAACCCTCCGTCTCCTCAATAGCCACCTTCTCTGCTTCGCTCCAAATCCTTTTCTTCTCCCCAGTCCAACCCTCATTAGCCGACACCTTCATAACGGCACTATAACTGATACCATACACCCTCGAAACATCCTTTAGAGACATTCCCTTAGTGGCAAAATATTCCTGCTTTGCTTTTCCCCAGTCTATCTTTGCTTTTGCTGACATATCAAAAAAATTATAACTAATCTTCAGTTATTCTTCAATATCATTCCTTCGGGGCATTTTTCTTCGATACAAGTTTCATACCGTAATCATTAATTCCCTTCGGAACCTTCACGCCCTTTTTCAATATCAATTTGTTATATTTGAACCCCCGATAATTTACTGAGTGTTGCCACCTTCCCCATTTCCAAACTATCTTGACGATTTCTGGGTGTTGGTCTTGTAGGGATTTGGCCATCCTCAGCCGACCATCTGTTTTCTTTTGCTGGTATAACTCATCTGTATTCCCCCCCTTCATTAACATAGTGCGTGCCTTCTCACACAGGAAGGCATAAAACAAAATTGTGCACCAACCATCCTTTAATGCCCGGATAGACAAATCGGTATCTTCGTTATACCTTCCACGCCATCTGTAGGGAATATCATTTTTGATTAAAATGCAGGAGTATATCCGAGTATTTAATATGAACGGTTTTCCTCTAGCACCCGCCCCAAAAAAGTGATATTGGAACCCCGCCAAAGCTATATTTTCGTATCTATTTACAAAATCCTCTGCTGCCTTGAAGACAGTTCCGTCACCCACCCGTATCCGCACACCATTATAGACTCTGTAAAAGCTCCGTATATTATCATCCAATATCCAATGCCTCTCGGCACCTGACCCAATAGAATGTTCCCAGACCCAATTCCTTGCTGGTATAGAGCCCTTACCAAGATTGCTGAATGGGAGCTGTAGGATTTTATCTTTATCAATTACAGCCGCATAATCTTCATACTCCTGTGGCTCGATTACTATATGATACGGTACTTTTATCTTCTCCAATGCTTTCGCTGTTAATCTACTTTCCCATCTTCCTTTTGAAATTACATAGACTGGGTATTCAGGGTTCATAGGGTTTCATTTTCAATGGGTCTTTGGGAAAACTTATTCCATATCCCAGACGGCAATACTTTTACCCTGCCGTATTGTTTAGTAAATTTGAAAACTCCTGGCCAATACCTTTGCAGTTCCA